GTTTGTCATAGAAGGTTTGGCAAAACAGTATGTATGATTAACCATTTAATTAGGTCAGCATTGCTGTCCAAAAACAAAAACCCTAGGTATGCCTATATAGCACCCACCTTTAAACAAGCAAAAAGTATTGCTTGGGATTACATGAAACAATTTACAGCAAAGATACCTTATACAAAATTTAACGAAACAGAGTTGCGTGTGGATTTGCCGAATGGCAGCAGGATTACATTGCTTGGCTCAGAGAACTCAGATGGCTTGAGAGGTATATACCTTGATGGTTGTGTGATTGATGAATACGCAAATGTAAACAGCAAGTTGTTTCCAGAAATAATTAGACCTGCACTATCAGATAGAAAAGGTTATTGTGTGTTTATTGGTACACCAGCAGGAATGAACAACAACTTTTATGAACTATACCAACACGCACAAGGTGCGGAAGATTGGTTTAACTACAAGGCAAAAGCTAGTGAAACAAAAATTGT